GTCGCTGCGACCGGGCCGGGGTGTCGCCTGCCGAGCTGCTCGAGGCGTGCTCGAGGTACCGCGACCGGTGGTGGCCTCGGGCCGGGCAGCTCCTCGACCTGGTCGACCACCGGCGTGCCGAGCTCGCCGCCGCGGAGGCTGCCCGCCAGCTCGAGCTGCCGGACGCCGACGACGGCCTCGTGATGCTGGCGGTGGCCCGCAGCGCCGCCGAGTCCGCCTCGCTGCCCGTTCTCGAGCGCGAACCGGAGCCTGCGCCCGTGGTGGGCCTGGCTGCGCTCGAGGCCGCGCGCCAGCGTCGGGCAGCTGCGGGCGGTGCCACTTGAGCGGCAGCCTGCTGACCCACCTGCCATCGTGCTGGCGGGTCCTGGTCGACAGCACACGGAACACCTTGGTGCTGTTGCACGATGGCGGGCTGTGGGTCGAGATCACGCCGGAGGCGGCCCTGGTCGAGTTCGACGCGCACGCCATCAGCGTTCTGGTGCAGGCGTTCGCCACGGCCGTCGCAGAAGGGAGGGTCGGCAAGCACACGGCCTGGAACCGAGCGGAGGACGGGCGATGCGTCGAGGCACGGCTGCTGCCCGTGGCCGAGGAAGGCCCACGTGGGTGACGTGCCGACGATCGATGCCTGCCCGGTGTGTGGCCGTCTGCATGTGACGCCCACGGAGGGCGCCGCCTGCGACGACTGCGACCCGCCCCAGCCCGAACCACCGCCAGCCATGGCGAGTGGCGGCATCGTGACCCGCGGCTCGCTGCTGCTCCTCGTCGGCGGTGACGCTGTCGACGCGTTCCGGTACGGCCTGCATGACCTGGCGGCCACGCTTGCGACCAAGCTTGGGCCGCTCCTGCGCGACCCTCCTCGGGCGTCCGCCCTGTCGATCACGATCCCGGACCTTGGCGGCCTCCGCTCGATGCTCGACGACGTTGCGTCGAGGCCGGTGCCCGCGCCGTGGCCCGCCATGATCATGAGCCCACCCGACTTCGCGAGGATCATCCGGGCGGGCGCCCAGGGGCAGGGGAAGACCTTCGTAAACCACGCCGGCCTGCGCGCTCGCCTGCTCGGGCGCCTGCGTCCCCGTCGGCGGGCCTGGCGCCGCCCCTGGTCTGGACGGCGCCGGTGAACCTCGCGGCCGCCATCGCCCAGCTCCTCGACCTCGTGCGCGAGGCGGCGCAGCGTCGTCAGCTCGCCCCGAAAGACCTGGCGATCCGGCTCGGTGTGCACGAGCGGACGGTGCGCCGGCTCCTCGCGGGCCAGACGGTGTCGCCCGCCCTCCTCGACCAGGCCGCGAAGGTGCTTCGGGTGTCCGCCGAGAGCCCGCGGCCGCTTCTGGCCGCTTCTGGCCGCTCCGTGTCCACGGCTCCCGTGATCGGCTGGAAACAGGCGGCGCGGGTGATCGGGGTGCCGCCCCGTACCCTCCGCCGGTGGCGGGCGCGCCATGGCGTCCCCCGCACCCACCAGCCCTGGTGGGCCGACGACGACGCGTGCCGCACGTGGTGGCGCTCCGTGGTGGAGGCCCCTTGAGCGCGTGCGGATTTCACCAACACCCAGGATCCATGGGACCACGTCCGTTTCGCTCTCCCATCTGCGCCACGGCCGTTATGGCCCCTGTGAGGCCGGACCGTGGCGGCAGATCCGACCCAGGCTGAGGTGCTCGCGTGGCTGGTCCGGACCCGTCGCACGCCGGCAGACGCGGTCGACCACTTCTGGCCCGACGCCTCTCCCTCCGACCGCCTCCGCCACGGGAACCGCGTCCGGCAGTGGGCCCACCAGGCCAGGCGGCGAGGGGAGCCTGCTGCCCCGCCGAAGCACACCTCGACGCCGCCGGGGGCGCTTGAGGGCGACGACGACCCGGAGGAGGACAGCGGCCCGAAGGTCCCGCGCCCCGAGCTCCGCCCCGAGGTCGCGCAGCTCGACCGCGTGGCCTGGCTCGAGGGCGAGCTGATCGAGCTCGACGCCGACATCCGGTGGGTGCGCGCCCAGGGCAAGCCCGCCCTGGTGAGCAAGCTGCACGCCGAGCTGCGCGCCGTGCGCGACGAGCTCGACGAGGCCCGGGCCGACCGACAGAAGGTGCGCTCGATCGACCGGACGCCCGCGGCGGTGGCCGAGGCGGCCGCGAAGCGCGCGTCGCTGCTCGAGCGGCTGCGGGCTCGCCGGCTGCAGGCGCAGGACCCCCGCACGAGGACGCTGTGAGCGACCTCGACGACGAGCTCATCGAGCTCGGGTACGACCCGAACGATCCGGAGCTCGAGGCGCTGCTCGTCCAGGACCAGGCCGCCGACCTCGAGTGGCTGGACCAGGTGGGCGCCAGGTGGCCGCTGTCGGTCTCGATCCTGTGGGACGCCGAACGCGCCGCCTGCGACCAGCGCCGGGCCGTCGCCGGCGCCATGCTCGCGCCGAGCCTGGGCATCATCGTCGGGGGGAACCGGAGCGGGAAGACCTCCGGCATGCTCGACATGCTCGTGGCGCACGCCCTCGGCGGCGACCACCCCGCAGTCGTCGAGTGGTGCAGGCAGAACGGGCTTCCCAACACCATCCCCCCGGGGCCCGCCGAGGTGTTCCTCGTCGCGCAGTCGAGCTCCGACTCGATGCGCTACCACCGCCCGGACATCGACGAGCGGATCGGCGAGGGCAAGGAGTGGACGAACCGGAACGGGAAGGGTGAGGCCCTCCTCACCATCCGGGTGCCCGGGTACGACGAGCCCGCCAAGATCTGGTTCAAGTCGCTGGACCAGAAGCGGAAGTCGTTCCAGGGCGTGTCCCTGAGGTTCGTGGGGATCGACGAGGAGCCGCTCGGGGAGGAGGGGCAGGGAATTCTCGACGAGTGCCTGCTGCGCGTGGCCGACCAGCGCGGCCTGGTCGTGATCTCGATGACGCCGCTCGCCGGCCTCACGTGGATGTACGACCGGTACTTCACGGGCAAGGAGCAGCCCGGTGTCCGGATCTACACCCTCGACACCCTCGACAACCCGCACCTCCCCCGGGAGTTCTTCGAGGCGCTGTTCGCCGGGCTTGACGCCGACGCGGTGGCGCAGCGCCGCCACGGCCAGTTCCGCTCGAGGAGCGGCGCCGTGTACCAGGCCTGGGCGCCAGGCGACGGGACGCGGTTCGGGCCGGGCCACGTGTACGACCCCGAGGACTTCGAGATCCCCGCCGACTGGCCGAGGTACCGCTGCGCCGACTTCGGCCTCCGGGTGCCCACCTGCGTCCTGTGGCTCGCGGTGGGGGACGACGACACCGTCTACGTCTACGACGAGCACTACGAGGCCGAGCGCACCTGGGACGAGCATGGCGCCATCGCCGCCGAGCGGGAGCGTGGGCAGTCCGTCCAGTGCGGGTGGGCGGACCCGAGCGGCGAGGAGGCGATCGCCACGTTCGCCGCTCACGGGGTCCTGTTCGCGCTCGCCAACCGCGAGGTGAAGGCGGGGATCGACGAGGTCAAGGATCGGCTGCGGCTCCAGAAGGACAACCGCCCCCGGCTGAAGGTCTCTCGCCGGTGCGTGAACCTGATCCGGGAGTTCCCCGACTACGTGTGGGATCCGAACCGGAAGGACGACGTGCCCGTCAAGAAGAACGACCACGCGCTCGACGCCCTCCGGTACGGCCTGATGGGGCTCCGCGAGCTCGGCGGGTACTGACCGAGCGCGGACACCCCGCGTCCAGAGGCACGGCGTACGACTGGCCTGTGAGAGAGTTCCTCCGCCGGATCGCGACGTGGTGGGAGTCCCGGGCCATGCTGCCCGGGCTGGTGGTGAGCTCCGCGGGCAGCCAGCGGGTGCTGCCCGAGTACAGCGCCGAGCAGGCGCTCTCGACCATCGCGCGGTTCCCCTGGGTCTGGGTCTGCGCGAACGCCGTGGCCTGGGACCTCGCAGGGCAGCCCCTCGTGGCGGTGCGGCGCCAGGGCAAGCGGCGCGACCTCGTGGACGACCCGGCGCTCGCGCTGCTGCGCAACCCATCGCCAGGCATGACCGGCACGCTGCTGTTCGCGCAGCTCTCTCTCGACCGCCAGGTCACCGGCAACTCCTACCTGTGGGTGCCCGGCCTCGCCGCCTGGCGCGCAGGCGTCGGCCCGTACCCCGTGCTGGCGATCCGCCTGCACCCGCACCACGTGGAGCTGCTCACCGGCAAGCTCGGTCTGATCTCCGCGTTCCGGTACACGGACACGTCGACCCCGTCCCGGGACGTCCACACGATCCCTGCTGGCGACGTGGTGTTCGTCCGGGGCACGAGCTGGCGCGACACCGCGCAGTCGGTGCTCGGCGAGTCGGTGGTCCGGTGCCTGCACGACGACCTCGTCACGAACCTCGCGGCCCGCGAGCTCGTGGCGGCGCAGGCGAAGACCGGTCGCCCCGACGTGTTCTTCTCGACCACCGGCCCTGTGGACGACAAGGTCCGCAAGGACATCCTCGGGCGCTGGATCGACGCCATGCGGTCCGGCATCGGCGCCATGGTGGTCGGGCACGGCGTCACCGCCACGCCGATCAGCTGGAACCCGAAAGACTTCCCCTTCGAGGCCCGCGACGAGAAGCTGCGCGACACCATCCTCGCGCTGTTCGAGGTCACCCCCCAGCGCGCGGGCCTGGTCACCGCGAACTACGGCACCGACCGCCAGCAGGCCCGCACCTACTGGTCCAGCATCGTCCGGAAGGCCTCGGAGTGGTCGGACGCGTTCTCCCAGCTCTGCGCCCCCGGCGTGCGCATCGAGCTCGACTTCTCGAACGTCGAGGCGCTGCAGGTCTCGTACTCCGAGCGCATGGCCCGCGTGCAGGGCTGGGCAGCGCTGGGAGCGGATCCGAACGAGGCCGCCGCGTACGAGGGCTTCGACGAGGCCCCGAAGATGCCGAGCAGCGCCGCGGGCTCCGGCGCCTCCACCGCGCCGCGCACCGAGTCCGAGGACGGGTACCAGGGCGACCGTCGCAGCCTCGAGCTCGCGGTCGGCGTGTACCTGCGCGGCGCTGCCGAGCGGTACACCGCCGCGGCCGGGGCCGACGCGTCCCTCCTGCAGCGCAGTGAGACGGCCATCCTGCGGGCGGTGCTCGAGCGCGGCGGCGTGACCGACGCTGCCCGGTGGGCCGACGAGTTCGCCGCCATCACCGACGAGGCCGTGCGCAGCGCCGGCGCCGACGTGTCGCTCCTCGAGCTGCGCGCCTTCGGCACCGACCGCGCCCGCCGCATCGCCGCCATGGTCGGCGCAAGGGAGGCCGCGTGAACGACGACGACGAGCTCGAGGCGCCGCCGCCGTGGGTCGCACGGTTCTTCCTGGGCGACGGGGACGACCTGGTCAACGCCTGGGAGGTGCGCGCCGGCGCGAGCGACGCCAACGCGCGCACCACCCTGTTCATCGCGTCCACGCCGGCCGAAGACCGCGCGCTCGACGTGGTGCGCCAGGACTGGCGGCTCGCGAACTACCGCAGCAACCCGATCATCCTGGACAACCACTACGGTGGTCGGGTGGTCGGGCGCGGCGAGAAGTCCAGCGTACCCGCGGACACGAAGAACCTCGAGATCCTGGTGCGCTGGGACCTCGAGAACCCCGACCCCCTGGTGCGCAGCGTCGGGCACCAGCACCTCTCGGGCTTCCGCTCCGCGGGATCGGTGGGCTTCCGCTCGGGCGCCATCACCCGCCGGGACAAGCTGCCCACCGACCACGAGGCGTACCGGACGCCGGCGAAGATGGCCACGCCGTGGGGCGAGTACGAATGGGCCGGCCTGCTCTACGAGAAGAACGAGCTCCTCGAATTCAGCTCGGCCTCGATCCCGATGAACCCGGGCGCGCTCCATCGCCCGTCGCGGGACGGCAGCGGGAAGGCCTTGGAGCTGAGCGAGCACCTGGCCACGCTCGACGACCCGCTGCTCAAGGCGATCACCGTCGCCCGTGAGACCACGCCCCGCCACACCTCCGACGAGCTCGTCGAGCTGGTGAAGCGCGACCAAGCCGCCCTCCGGAAGGTCGTCGGCTGGTTCGAGTCCCGCCCCGCCGACCCACCGGCACCACCACCGGCCCGCCGCGCTCTGCTCGGTGACGGCCTCGACTTCCTCTTTCCCTCCGGAGCGACGCCATGACCGAAGCCGAGATCAAGGCCCAGCGCGAGAAGCTGACGGCCGACCTGGAGGCCATGAAGGCCAACGGGACCGCGAACGCGACGGCCATCGCCGCCGTGCAGACCTCGCTCGCCGACCTCAACCAGAAGATCGCGCAGCTCAACCTGGCGACGAACCGGTCCTCGGAGGGCGAGCACGGCGAGAGCTCGTTCTACACCTACGTGAACCCGGAGCACGTCAAGGCGAACGCCCACTGCTACGTGAAGCAGGAGACCGGCGGGAACGCCGTGGTGCGCCTGATCGGCCACAAGACCGAGCGCGGCCAGGGCTTCGTGTTCGGCCTGGTGGACGACCCCAACCCGCTCGACGCCTCGCAGCGCCACCTGCAGGTGGCCGTCGAGAAGCGCGGCCTCGTCCGCCGGATCCTGTCGGCCGCGCGCAAGCTGCCGATCGACAGCCCGGACCTGTGGACCCCCCGCTGCGACTGGGAGGTCGACCGCGCCCTCCGCGCCCTGCCGGCGCCCATCGCGCGCATCTTCTCGAACTCGTCCGGCGTCGGCTCGGCGTTCATGCCGACCCGCACCAGCCCCGAGTTCGAGCGCGAGGTGCTGGCGCAGAACAACATGTCCAGCATGTTCGACGTGATGGACCACCCGGGCGGGACGCTCAAGCTCCCGTACCTGTCCGGCCACCTGCAGGCGTTCGCTCGTGCGGTGCCCAGCAGCGACGACCCGTCGAACGACACCAAGTCGAGCCTCGGCGACGGCGAGGACAGCGTGACCGTGGGTCACACCGCGGTCGCGGCCCAGGTCGATCGGGACGCCGAGGAGGACGCCATCCTCGCGATCCTCCCGATGCTGGCGAGCGACATGGCGGGCGCGATGGCGTTCGCCGACGACAACACCAACGTGAACGGCCATGTCGCCGGGTCGCAGGATGCGCTGGCGTCCTGGAACGTTCGGGGGCGCCTGGCGGTCATGACGAACAACACGGCCCACCAGCTCCGCCGGTGGGAGGGCTTCCGTCGCCGCGCGATCAGCGGCTCGAAGGCCGCCACGCTGAACAGCGCCCAGACGCTCGCGGGGGTGATGTCGATCGTCAACACCCTCGGCGTCGAGCAGCTGATGGACTCCGACGGGCAGAGCAAGATCGTGATCCTGATGAACCCCGAGTGGTTCTTCAAGAAGGGCATCCAGCTCTCCGACTTCTCGACCTACGACAAGGTCGGAGCCATCGCTGCGGTGCTCAGCGGCAAGATCGGCAGCACCACCCAGTTCGGGCTGCCGAACCAGGTCGGCTACCTGTACAACCGGTTCCCGGTCTGCCTCTGCTACGCCCTCACCGCCGACCTGAACGCGAGCGGCGTCTGGGACAACACCACCACCGACCGCACCGGCGTCCTCGTCGTGGACCGGTCGACCTACCACCAGTGGCTGCGCCGGGGAGCGACGGTCGAGCAGGACGTCGAGATCCGGAACAACACCGTCACCGTGGTGGGCCGGAAGCGGAACACCTTCCGCGCGAAGCGCCTCGCCAGCACGCAGGCCGTCGCGGCCTTCGGCTACAACCTCACCCTGACCTGAGCGGCGGCGCGCCAAGCGCGCCCCGTTCGCGGAGGCCGTCATGGGCCGAAGCACCCGCGCCACCGCCCCCGTGGCGGAGACGAAGCCTGCCCCGCCCCTGGTCGAGGACGCGTCACCTCGAGGGGTGGTCGACGCGTCCACGTCCGCCGCCGAGCCCGCCCCGAAGCCTGCGCCCGCCCCGGAGCCTGCGCCCGCCCCGGAGCCTGCCCCGCCCCTGGTCGAGGACGCGTCACCTCGAGGGGTGGTCGACGCGTCCACGTCCGCCGCCGAGCCCGCCCCGAAGCCTGCGCCCGCCCCGGAGCCGTTGCGCGATGCGCTCGTGCGCGTCCGCCCCGACGGCCACCTTCGCTTTGGCCTCCGGGTGCCGAACTGTCCGGGCCTCGACGGCGGCACTCTGTGGGTCGCGCCCGGCGCCGAGGTCCGGGTCTCTCCGGAGACCGCGACGTACCTGTTCGTGCAGCACGCCTCCGAGCTCGACCTGCGCCGGGTGGAGTGACCGTGGCCCTGGTCACGCCCGACCAGGTGCGCGAGCACTACCCGTCCCTCGTGGGCACGGGGGAGAACGTCCTCCTGACCACGCTGTGCAGCCGCATCGACGGCCTGCTCGCAGCGTGGTGCGGGTACCCGCCGAACGACGCGGGCACGCGCACGCTCGAGGACGCGACGTACACCGAGCACCTGGGCCGGCCCGCCCTCGACGATCGCGTGCTGCGCCTCTCGATCGCCCCGATCGTGAGCGTGACCACCGTGCACGTCGACGCAGGCCTCGAGTACGGCACGGACGCCCTGGTCGACCCGAGCGACTACCAGGTCATCGAGTCCGCCGGCGAGCTCGTGCTCACCTCCGCGTCGACGACTGCGTGGTCGCACGTCGCCCGCGCCAACCGGGTCGTGTACGTCGCGGGGTTCGCCACGCCCCCGCCAGACCTCGTGGCGATCGCGGCCCTCGCCGTCCGCGACCTGGTGGACCGCGGAAAGACTGGGGACCAGCTCTCCGGCTCCAGCTCGCGGCAGTCGTACTCCCGCGCGGCCGCCTCGCACCTGCTCTCCGAGGCCGTGCGCACGGCGCTCGACGCCGGCTACACGTTGTGGGGGTCCCGTGTCGGTTGACCTCCAGACTTGGGCCGCGCGCACCGAACGGACGTTCCGAACGTTCCCGACCGCGGTCGAGCAGGAGCTGCACCGGTTCGCGCCCCTGCTCGAGGCCCGGGCCCGCGCGCACGCCCGCGTGCGGACTGGCGCCTACCGCCAGTCGATCACCGCGCGCGCGACCGAGGGCAGGGTCGCGCTGCGCTCCACCCACCCCGCGGCCCAGGTCCTCGAGGAGGGCGGCGCTGTTCGCGGCTCGCCGTACCTCGCGGTCCCCCTCGGCGTCGGTCCGCGCGCCCTCTCCGGCCCCCGCGCCGACGGTCCCCTCGTGGGGATCCGCACCCGCGACGGGCGCCTGTTCCTGGCGTCCCGGCGGTCCGGGTTCGTGGAGCTGCGCTGGCGCCTGGTCGACAGCGTGCAGGCCCCCGCCACGCGGGTGCTGCAGGAGACGATCCGCCGCGAGGCGCACGGGGTGCCGGACGCGATCGAGGACGGCCTGCGGTCGTCGCTGGGGGTGTCGTGAGCAGCCCCCGCCTCGACCTCGTGGTGGCCGCCATCGTGACCGCGCTCAAGGCCGTGCACGGCACGGGCGACGACGCGCTCGACCTCTCCGCCTCGGGTCGCGTGGAGCGCGGCCGCTACTCCAGCCCCCCGCAGCTCCCGTTCGCCGCAGTGTCCGGGGTGGTCGCCTCCGGCAAGCGCGGCACCGCCTTCACCCGCTGGCAGTACCCCTGCACGGTCGACGTGATCGTGTGGGCCACGGTGCCCACGCTGGCGCTGTCGGCGCGAGTCACCCGGGCCGAGCTCGTGCTGCACTACGTGACCCTCGCGCTGACCACGGCGGCGTCCACCCCGGGCAACGCCCTGTACGCGTTGCCCGACCTCCAGTTCGACCTGGCCGCGGTTGACGCGGACCTGGACGGCGCGACCGAGCACGCCGCGCAGTGCGGCGTGGTGGTGTCCTGGCTGCTCAACCGCCAGACCGCGGGGCTGTCGTCTTGAGCTGGTACGACTCCGACTACCAGAAGCGCGCCTCGATCAGCGTCCCGAACACCGCGGGATCCGGCACGATCGACGTGGACACCACGATCCCGCCCGAGTGGGACGAGTTCTGGAACGCGATCGACACCGCTGGCGACGCAGTGCGGATCACGTCGGCGGACGGGGTGACGCTCGTCGCCTACGACGTGGACAAGCCGGGCGGTGGAGCGTTCAGCCGGAGCACGCGCGCCGGCCGCCTGCGGATCGACGGCGCCACCGTTCCCGCGGTCGCCAACAGCACCGCGCAGTTCTTCGTGTACTTCGATCCCGAGTCGACGGTCGCGGACGGCTCAAGCGCCGTGACCATGAGCTCGATCCTCGACGGGTACATCGAGCTCGGCCGCCCTTCGGCGCGTCAGCTCGCGGTGCAGGGCCAGCCCCCCGGCCTCACCCGCCCGCAGGCGCTCCTCGGGAAGGGCGCCGGGGCCACGGAGCACTACTGGCTGGACGTCGGGCCGGTGCTCGAGGTGTACCGGCGCCCCTCCGAGGGGCACGTCGCGTACGAAGAGATCGGCGCCGTGAAGGTCGTCGTGTACACCGACGCGGGCGCGACCGGCACGTCGATGGAAGACCACACCGGCACCCGGTTCGTCGAGATCCCGGACGGACGCCGCCGCCGCATGTTCGTGCGGATCAGGCTCACGGCGGGCACGAGCCCCAACCGGTACACCGCGGAGGTCCAGGTGCAGACCCGCACCCCCGCCAGCACCACCACCCATCGGACGATCGTCCACCGCACCGGGCTCGTCGTCTACGACGTGCTCGAGCCGGCGGGCTGAGGAGAGGACCATGATCGGATCGGGCTCAATCGCCGGACTCGCCACCGAAGTCACGTACGGCACCTATGTCGCGTCGTCGCGGTGGTGTCCGTTCACCTCCAGCAGCCTCAACGCGCAGGAGAAGCTCGAGAGTCCGGGCCACCTGTTCCCGTCGTCGGTCCAGGTCGGCCACACCATCGGCCGCGACCTGGTGCACGTGGGGACCGAGGTGGGCGGCGATCTGGAGATCGTGCCGACCTACGACCACGAGTCCTTCTCCGTGCTGCTCCGCCACGCGTTCGCAGCGGAGCCCGTGAAGACCGGGACCGGACCGTACACGTACACGTACGAGCTCGGCAGCTCTCGCCCCGGGCTGTCCGTGCAGCAGCTCGACGGCACGGACGCGGCCGACACGGACCTCGCGCGGCGCTTCACCGGGTGCGTGTGCACCTCGTGGGAGTTCTCCCTCTCCGCGGGCGGCTTCGCGAAGTTCAAGAGCTCGTGGATCGCCCAGAACGTGACCGACCCGCAGGCGCTCGCTGGGACGCCAGCCGTCGCGAACGGCGAGGAGATCGTGGCCGGCCAGGGCGCGGGCACCGGAATCACCTGGAACTCGCTCAACCTGTTCGCCACCGACTTCGCGGTCAAGGTCGACCACAAGCTTGTCCGGACGCCCTTCATCGGCAGCTACCTGACGGGGACCCCCGCGCCCAGCGACATGGGCCAGATCACCGTCACCGCGAAGGTCTACAGCCGCGACAAGGATCTGATGGTGTCGTACCACGACAAGGATCGCGGCGACATCGTGCTCGCGCTGACCGGTGGCACGTCCCCGAATGCCCTGACGATCACCGCGCAGGAGGCGGTGTTGACCAAGTGCGATCGCAACGTCGACACCGCTGGGATCATCTACTACGCCTGCGAGTGGCGTTGTCAGTCGACAGCCAACACGAAGACCGGCATCAAGTTCGTGTTGGTGAACAGCAACTCGGACTGGGTCTGATGGGCGCCCGGGACGTGCGCGAGCTCGCGCGGCTGCGCGCAGCCGACCCGGACCGGGCCCGGGCCACCGAGCTGCGCAACCTCGAGCGGGCCGGCAAGCTCGACGCCGAGGGCGTCGCCGAGCTCGAGGCGTGGCGGGAGCGGGAGCTGGGCGCCAAGGCGGCGCGTGCGGCTGCCGAGCGGGAGCGGGTCGAGCAAGCGCTGCGCGAGCAGCAGGACCAGGGAGGAGCGTCGTGACGATCGCAGAGGAGTGGTGCCGGGAGGTCGTGGGCTACCTGGGCATGGGTCGGGTGGTGTGGCGGCTGCGGCGGGTGAACTCCGAGCAGCTGCAGGCCCAGGGCTACGCCGCGCTGGAGGGGTCCGAGGCCTACGCCGCGGTCCAGGCCGAGATCGCGCGGGAGCGCAAGGAGCACATCGCCGGCCTCGGGCAGCACGCCGACGAGGCCGCGCGCCGCGCGAACATCGCGCGGGTCGCCGAGGTCGAGCGGGCCCGGACGCTCAAGCGGCTCGAGGCGCTCCAGTCGACGGCGGAGGGGCGGGCGGCGCTGCTCGCGCGGTGCGAGGCCTACCTGTGCGCCAGCGTCGACGGCGTCGCCAACCTGACCACGCCGATCGAGGAACCCGGCGGCGTCCTGTGGGCTGCGGAGCCGCCCAACCAGGGGTGGGAGGACTGGCAATGGGTGCGCGACGAACGCCGCGAGGACAAGCCGCGCGGCATCGTGTGGGTCGGGCGCCTGCCGGCCCAGCTCCGCGAGGTCCTCGGCCTCGCGGTGCAGTCGACCCAGGGGGGCCTGACGCGGAAACGCGTGGACACGTTTCGTGCGGGATCCGGACCGGCTCCGGCTGCTGCACCGCCTGGCCCGGACCTACGGGACCCACCCGGGGGCAGTCCTCCGGTGGAGCCCTGAGGACGTAGCGATCGGGGTGGCCTGCCTCGAGCTGCGGGGGCGGGAGCGAAAGCAGGAGCGGCAAGGCGCGGAGCGCATCGCAGTCGTCGGAGAGTGGTGAGTGTCCCAGCAGCGCGAGATCGTCGAGTACGTGATCAGCCTCGGGGACGGGTACGCCCGCCAGGCCGGCCAGGCTGCGGACGCCACGCACCGCCTGGGCAGCTCCGCCGGCAGCGCGGAGAAGGGCCTCGGGTCGCTGCAGCGCGTCGCCGAGAAGAGCGCCGGCATGATGGGCGGGGTGTTCGGCGACGTGGCCGACGTGCTGTTCGACGTGGCCGGCGGGATCTCGGAGTCGGGCGGGGCGATCGGCTCGCTGGGGGTCGCCGCCGGCATCGGCGCCGCCGGCGTCGCAGCGATCGGGATCGCGGCGCTCGGGGGCGCCAGCGCCATCCACGACATGGTCATGGGCGCCGAGGCCCTGCAGAAGCGGCTGGGCGAGATCAGCGGCTCGGAGCCCCTGCCGCCCGAGACCACCGAGGCGCTCGACGACTACCGGCAGACGGCGCTCGGGGCCGAGGCCGCCAGCGCGGATCTCAAGGTGCAGGTGGCCGGGCTCGCCGCCGCCGCGTTCGAGCCCGCGATGGCCGCCGCCGCGGGGCTCCTCGGTCGGCTCGACGACCTCCTGCCCTCCGCTGACGCCCTCACGGGCACGCTCGACACGATGACCAACGTGGGCCGCGCCGGCGTCGCGGTGTTCACGCTGGGCGCCTCCGAGGCGGTGGCGTACGCGCTCGGCCTGCGCGACCTCGAGGAGGACGGACGGGCCGCCGCGGCCGCCCTCGACGACCTGGCTGCGGCAGGCACGCGGGCCCGGCAGAGCACGGGCGAGGCTGTGACCGCCATCCAGCGGGACGCGATGCTCTCCGCCACAGGAGCCAGCGACGCGCAGATCCGCCTCGTGCAGTCCACGGACGCGATCGACGCCGCCGTGCAGGCGTACGTGGACACCCTCGACCTCGCCGTGGAGGCCGACCGCGCGCTCGCCGACGCCGCATTCGAGTCGGGCCAGCTCCGAAAGGACCAGCTGCAGTCGGCGCTCGAGCAGGCCGAGGCGGAGAAGGCGCTGGCGGAGGCCAAGCGGGACGGCGCCGCCGCCGACCGCGAGTCCGCAGCTGCCGCCAAGGTCCGCGCCGCGGCGCTGGCCGAACTCGACGCCGAAGCCAGCGCGGACGCCGCCCGCGTCCGCGCCGAGCTCCTGGCCCAGAACGACGCCGCCCTCGCCGGCGACGCAGCCAATGCCGCGCTCGCGTCCACCGCTGGCTCCATCGACACCTCCGGCCTGGAGGGCGCGATCAGCGGGCTCGGGGGCGACATCGCCGGGAGCGCGCTCCAGGGCTTGCTCCCGGTGTTGAGCGGGGGCGCGGGCGGGGCTGTCGGGGCCCTTGGCGCAGCGGGCCCGGTCGGCGCGGCCATCGCCGCCGTCGTCGGCCTGCCCGACCTGATCGACGGGATCGCCGACACCCTCGGCGGCCTGGGTGACATGTTCGACACGCTGCCCGATCGCCTGGGCACCGCCCTCGGTGAGACGCTGCCGAACCTCATTGGCGACCTGCCCGACCTCGTGACCGCGATCGTGCAGGCCGTCCTCGAGCTCCCAGGCGTGATCGTGCAGGCCGTGCCGGAGCTGGTGTCCGAGCTGACCCAGCTCGTGCCCCGGCTGATCGTCGACCTCGGGACGATGCTCGTCGATCAGATCCCGGCGCTGTTCGCCGACGGGCTCGAGTTCCTGCTCTCCGGCGGCCTGATCGGCGCTGTCGCCGAGGGTGTGTGGGACGCGCTCAACGACCTGTTCGCCGGGCTCCCGCAGAAGTTCGCGGACAAGATCGGCGAGGCCCTGATGTCCATCACCAAGCCGTTCCAGGACAAGGAGGGTCGGGTGCTCGGGACCGACTTCACCGCGGAGGGCGGCCGCTCGCTGTTCGGCGTCGAGCTCCCGTCGTTCGATCGGGGCAGCTCGGAGATCACCCGCACCGGGGTCGCGAAGGTGCACAAGGGCGAGGAGATCACCCGCGCGGGCCGAGGCCGATCGGCAGGAGGCGGGCACACGTTCCACATCTACGGCCCCGACACACGCGAGATCATCCGCCAGATCCGCGAGGTGGTCGGCGGCGACTTCGGGCCCGGGTACGGCCTCGGCGAGACGGTCCCGTGACGGCGCAGCTGTACTGGTACCCCACCCCCGAGAGCCTGCTCCGGGTCGTCGACCTGGGCCTCGGCTGGCGTGAGCTCGTGGAGGGTGACCCCGCGGACTCGGTGTCGGCGCGCAGCGCGGACGGCCAGCGGGTGCTAACGACGTTCACGAGCATGCGGACCCTTCGGACGCTCGTGGAGTACCTCACCAGTGTCAGCGTGGTCCGCGAGTGCCAGGCGATCGGCAACCACTTGCGGCGCAACGGGGTGATCGGGCTCGCGGAGGAGGACGGCGCCACGTGGGGCGGCTTCGCCAAGTCGGCCCCGGCGCGCGGCGACACCATCGTCCGGATCGAGGAGAACCTCTGGGACGCCTGGTCGACGGCCGACCTCGACGTGGGCGACGTGGTGGTGGTCCAGGGCGCCTCCCCCCGCGGCGTCTGGGAGGAGGCCGTGGTGTCGGCGATCAGCGCGAACAAGCGCAAGGTGACCCTCTCCGCCGGCCTGCTGTTCGACTACTCCGAGGAGCCGTACGTGTTGATCCGGGATCGCCGGTTCTGGCCGTTTGTTCGGCTGCAGGACGGCGCCCTCAACACCCCGATCCTGCGGACCGACCACCGGATCACGTGGGCGCTCGAGCTACAGCTCGAGGAGCCACCGTCCCGACTGGCGCGCGCCGCCACTCAGGGGCTCCGGTACCGCGGCACGACGGCCACGGACGGCGAGCTCGCCTACGACAGCGACCTCGATGTGGACCTCGAGCTCGCCACGGCCACCACCACCGTGAGCTGGTGACGCGTGGGGTGGACCGAGGAGTTCCAGCGTGAGCTGCGGGGGGACGTGGCCCTCGTCTTCCTGCTCGAGAGCGTCGCGGTGGGGCGCTTCACCGGCGGCCGAGAGCTGCAGCTGTCGTCGCACTACGTGGTCGGGTACGACGAGGCGATCGACCCGCAGCGATCGTCCGTGACCCACGGGGAGCTCCAGGTGCCCTCCTGGACCCGGACGGCGACCAGCGTCACCCTGAGCCTCACCCAGGACGTGCGGCGGCGGACGACCCCCGGCCAGGTCGTGCGCCTCCGGCTCGGCCTGTCGGGCTGGCCGGCGTCCGCGTTCGAGACGGTCTTCGTGGGCGTGGTGCGCGCGCTCCGGTGGGCGGGCGGGTCGTGGTCGCTGCAGCTCGTCGACCTGGCCTACAGCCTGCAGTCGCGGTGGGTCGGACCGACCGACGATCCGCGCCTGTTCTCGTCGCTCGACGGCGTCAGCGCTGAGGTGAACGGGCTCTACCTACCGACCGACACCACGGTCAGCGTCGACTCCACGGCGGGCTGGGAAAAGTCGGACGTGGACCCGTACTGCCTGCTGGTGGTGCCGGAGAGCGGCGCCCCGCCGTTCTACCTCACCGCCACCGGGAAGACGGGGACCTCGTTCACGGGCGTGTCGTCCGCCGGGCAGTTCGGGACGACGGCGGTCAACGCGAACGTGGGCAGCGGAGTCGTCCCCGTCGCGCTCGCCGAGACCCACCCCCTCAACGCGGTGCGCCGGATCCTGGTCTCGACCGGGACGCTGAACTACCACGGCGAGCGCGACGTGAACCCCGCCAGCTGGGGCTATGCGCTGCCCACGGAGCTCGTGGACGGCGAGGACATCCGGCAGCAGGTGCTCCGTTCGTCGCCGGCGAGCGGGAGCAACAACTGGGCGCTGTTGGTGTCCGAGCCGCAGGACGACGGCCAGTCGCTGATCAACCAGTTCCTCGCGCCGGGCGGGTTCTTCCTGTCGCAGCGCCAGGGCCAACTCACCGCGCGCGCCGCGATGGAGCCTGGGTACTCCGAGCCCCCCGACACCTGGTCGCTGCAGGACGGCCACGTGGAGGCCTACGACACCTGGGACAGCGCCATCCCGGTCGAGGCCCGAACGATGTCGATCACCTTCGGCGCCTCCGGCACCTGGGGCACCTCGGCCACCGAGCAGGTCGACACCCGCCCTGCCCGCGAGCGGCACGAGCTCGAGCTGCCCGCCGTGTTCGACAACACCACCGCGTGGGGTTCCTCGGTCGATGACCGCCTCCGGCCGTACCTGCTGCGGCGGGGCGAGCGGCTTGTCGTCCGCAGCGCAGGCTTCCGCCTGGCGCCGGCCGCGATCGGCGACTGCCTGCGGCTCACCACCGACCAGGTCGAGTCCCGGTACAGCGCCGAGGGGTGGGCCTTCCGGGACCGGCGCACGCTCGTCGTGGGGGGTGGACCCGACTGGTTTCGGGGCGTCACCCGGCTGACGCTGCTGTCCCACGTGCCCGGCCCCCTGAGCACGCTGTGAGGGGCCTCGGCCAGATCCCGACGCCCACGAGTGACCGGGCCGCGGTGCTCGTGTGGACGGGTGTCCGCTTCCTGTGGTCCACCCCGCTGCGCGACGGCCTGGTGCTGGTCTCGCAGGACGGGGGCGGCCCCCTGTTGTGGACGCAGCAGACCGGAGGCGGCGGTGGGGGTGGTGCCGTCTCCTCGGTCTTCGGGCGCACAGGCGCCGTGACGGCCCTCTCCTCGGACTACTCCGCCCACTACCAGCCGCTCGGCTCCGACCTAACCGCCGTCGAGGCCCTGGCCTCCACCGGGCTCGCGGCCCGCACCGCGGCGGGCACGTGGGCGCTCCGCGCGGTCACCGGCACCACGGACGAGATTCTGGTGACGAACGGGGCGGGAACCGCTGGCGACCCTACGGTCGGCCTGGCCTCCAACCCGACGATCCCGGGCAACGGTGGGCTGGTTCTTCCCTCGGGCACCACAGCGCAGCGCGGCGCCAGCACCACCGGCCGCTTCCGCCACAACACCACGCTGACCGCGATCGAGTACTACGACGGCGGGTGGCTGGTCCTCGCGCCGACGGTGTACGTCGATGCCGTCCGCCAAGAGGCCCGCCGCCTCGCTCTGTTCGGGGGTCTCTGATGAGCCTGGGCATCGTTCTCACCACCACCACGCTGCTGCGAATCACGACCTCCACGGCGACCGTCCTGCACTTCATGGGTGGGTACGGCGACGACGTGTCGGCTGGCGTCAGCATCGACGGCGCGACCGCCGCAACGATCAGCTCCGCGACCACCACCACACTGGTGGGCTCCCCGGCGTCCGGCAAGCGGGTCGTGAAGCAGCTCTGCCTCCGGAACACGTCGACGACGGACACGGTCAGCGCCTCAATCGACCACTGGGACGGCACGACGGCGCGACCGGAGTGCCCGTGTCGCCTCGGCCCCGGGGAGTCGCTGCAGTACGAGGCGGGCCGCGGGTGGTACGTCAAGACTGCTGGCGGCGACGACCGGCCCGCGGCAGGCACCGCAAGGATCGGTCGCCCCTTCATGATCCTGAAGTCCTGCACCGCGCCGGAGGGTGCCGGGTACTGGTACCACACCGGGAAGGACGCCGGATCCCCTGGTGCGTGGGCGCCCGGCACGCCCGGGCTGAACGGGCGCAACACCAACGGCAGCACGACGACGGACGCCGGCTGTATCCCTTGGGCGAACGCCACCGCCGGCTACGTCAATTCGCTGGACCTCCTCAGCGGCGCCAACGCCATCGTCGGCACGGCGATGCTGGTGGATGTGGTCTGGGTCAACAGCGGGCTGGTGGTGACGACGACCACCGCACAGGCCATCACCACCGCGGCGTTCCCGGCCCGCGACGTGAACGGCAGCGCCAACGGCGAGGGGTACGGGATCGGACTGCTGGTCACCGCCGCAACAACGAACGCTGGGGCGATCACGAACGCGACCGTGGCCTTCACCGACTCCGATAACAACGCCCGAACCGCCACACTCACGTCCGTGGTCCCGACCGTCATCCCGGCCACCGCGGTGATCGGCACCGTGATTCCGTTCCTCCTTCCGGCCGGCGCCCGCGGCGTGAAGTCCATCCAGTCCGTGACCCTGGGGACGAGCCTAGTGACGGGCTCGGTGTCGCTGGTGGTATACCGCGAGGTGGCGTCGGTGCCGTTCACCGCGGCGAACATTGGGACGCAGGCCATCGGCGGCGGGTCGAGCGTCGCGGGGCCGCGTGGCTTCGACGGGTCCTGCATCCTGATGTGGATGGCCTTGAACGCCGGCACCGCCTCCGGTCCACAGGTCCGAGGCTCGATTACGGAGCGTGTCGCATGAGGAGGTGCCCGTGGTGACGACTCGACAGGAGCTTGGCGGCGGGTGTGTGGCTTGGTACCCGGCCGACGACGTGCGCGACGAGACCGTCCTCGTGTGGGTGGCGCCCGCGGACGGCGGGTGGGCCGTGTACCTCGAGGGCCTGCCGGGCGCGCCGCGACGGTACGAGGGCATCGAGACCCACGAGGAGGCCGAGGCCATCGCGGAGGCCCTCGCCTCGGCCTGAGACAGGCGAGAACCCGGACACCCGATGTCCTGCACCAGGCCGTAGACAGGTGCAGGAGGCCAGATGGCCGTCGCTGTCATCACGCAAGCCACCGTCGCGAAGAGGATCGCGGTGCCTGCGACGACGCTGCAGGAGCTGTCGTTCGGGCCCGGCCTGGCAGAACAGCTGCACATCGCCGGCGACGCTGCGATCCGGCTCTACTTCGGCGCGCAGACCGACGGGGCCGCGCCCGTGGGCACCGACTACGTGCCGCTCGGCGCTGGCGTGTACGCCCCGCTCCCGACCACGCGGGGCCCGGTGTTCGTCATGGGCGAGTCGACCTCGACCACCATCACCGTGGCGCAGCTCCGATGATGCCGCCCGCCCTCATCACGCCGATGTTCGGGCCTGGCTCGCGGGCCGACCGGATCGTGCTGGGCGCCGACTGGGTCGAGGCTGCGAACGTCATCACCGACGTACCCGGCCTGGAGTACGCCACCGTCGCCGGCGGCGTGTACCTGGTCCAGGTGTTCGGGTTCTTCTCCTGCAACGCGGTCACTACGGGGCTGCAGTGGCGAATCGACAGCACCGGCGCCACGGGCGCGATCGAATGCCGGTCACCGTCGAGCAGTACGGCGATGGTCAACCGCAACGAAGGCGTCAACGCCGGCACGCTCGCCGCCGGCACCGGGACGGGCGGCGTCGACGGGAACCCCTTCTGGGGGTGGGCGCTCATCGTGGCCACCGGCAACGCGATCAAGGTGCGCGCACGGTCGGAGATCGCAGTCGCGCTGGGCGTCACGGTCAAGGCCGGCACCGTGATGTTCGTCGAGCGAGTGCGCTGATCAACCGCTGGAGGTCGCTGTGGGTCGTCGTGTCGCAGGTGCTGGAATCGTGATCCTCGCGTCCACCGGCGCGTCGCTCCTGGCGTTGTCGGGGGTGCCCGTCGGCCCGCTGATCCCGGGGACCGTGATCCTGGACCTGCGGCCGGAGTCAGGGGGTGGCGAGCTGCTGACGGACGGGACGTGGTCGTACCCGTCGCTGGTGTGCGTCGACGACCCCGCCGGGCCAATCGCCGACGACGCCGTGCTGTTCGGCGTCGCTCCCGCACCGCTCTCCGAGGCGGACCTCGAGGCCATCCGAGCCGCGGCGGTCGCCGAGGCGAAGCGGATCGAGGGCACGCGCTGGACGTTCACCGATCCGCAGGGCCGCGTGTGGGACCTGTCCGTTCCGGGGCGGGTGCGGTTGTTCACAACCGAGCACCACGATCAGGTGACGCCGGGGAGCGGGTTCCCTCGGACGCTTCTGTCGCAGAACGGGGTGGCTGTCACCGTCGCAGGCCGCACCGCGTACAACGCGGTCATGAGCCCAATCACCGGCGAGATGGTGCGCCTCGATGAGCTCGCGAACGGAGCCGAGGTGGCGATCCGGCTCGCGTCGACTACCACGGGCGTGGTGTCCGCCCTGCTCGCCTACCGGAGCTGACGCCGTGACCACCTGGCTCACCGCTGCCGGCGTGCTGCTCGCGGCCCTCTCGCACCTGTCGGTGTCGCGCCACTCCCCGCCCCCCGGATGGGGCTGGGTGTATGCGAGCTACGAGCTGATCGTGCCTGGCGCGCTCCTGGTGGCCCTCGCCGTGCCCAGCGCCCGCGAAGTAGCCGTCGCTGTGGCCGCGGCGGTCGCGGGCACGGTGGGCGGGGCGTCCGTGGTGATGGCCGGCGTCGTGCGGTCCGCCCTGCTCGAGCAGCGCGACGAGGCGCAGCTAGGCCGGGTCCTGTCGCGCAGCGCGCGGTGGTCCACGGACCTCGACGGTCCCGAGCGCGAGCTTCGGCGCCGCGTCGAGCGGTCGGCGCACCAGGGGGAGGCCTGATGTCAGACCCGATGGACGGCGAGCCGACCACCGGGCTCCGTCTGTCGCCGGACGCCATCCAGCTCAAGATCGTGATCGCCCTGCAGGAGGTGCGGCTCGTCATGGAGCGCCTTGAGCGCGCAAGCTGGGCGCTGGTCGCTCGCGAGCTCGTGGTCCAGGGCGGCCAGATCGTGGCAGCGCAGCTGGCCTCTCCGGTCTGGCCGGGTCGGGTCGAGCTCCGCGTGGGCCCCGTGCTGACGCTCGTCGCGGGGGTCGTCTTCCTGTTCGGCGCCGACCGCGGCTGGCTATTCGTGACCTGGATCACCGACCGCATCCCGAGCGTGCAGATCGGCAGCAGCGCGGAGTCGCCGTGAAGGCCGGACCGCTGGCGGACATGGGCGCCACGATCACCACGACCAACTACGGCAACGGGTTGGTGCTCTCGACGCTGCTCGTGGAGCACTGCGAGCCGTGCGCGGCCGCTGGTCGAGACCACGCCCACGTGATCCCGTTCGGCCCAACCGCAACCCGGCTGGAGGTCGACGGTCGGCAGGTGCTGGTGTGGCAGCTGGTGGCCGGCTCAACGGTGGAGGACCTCACCCTCTCTCCGTCCTACTCGGTACCGAGCTGCAGCGGCCTGCACGGCCACGTTCGCGCCGGACGGTGGGTGCCATGCTGATCCTCGAAGCCGCGGCCCGCCTACGGGAGCAGTTCCCGATCGCCGGGGTCGCCGGCGAGGAGCAGTGCTGCGTGTACGCCCGGCTCGTGCTCGCCGACGTGTACGGCGCCGCTCAGGTCGACCGGCAGCCTCTCGCGCGCTGGCACCTCTGGGACGTCGCCGACCCGTGGTCCCCAGTCGTCGCCGCCGGCGAGGCGGGACTCGCCTCCGCCTGGTCGACGCCGCCGGCCCAGGTCGAGCTCGTGGTCGGCCGCTGGCACCTGTGCCAGGGCTGGCGCGGCACGCCCGGCGCCGCCGGCGTCACCGGGCACACCTGGCTCTGGCTCGCCTTGACCGCCACCACGGGCCTGCGGATCGATTCCGCCGCGCCCGCCTTCCGCCCCGCCCCGGGCCCGGAGGCCCGCCTCACCCGGTGGGCCGAGCTCGTGGCGCCGTACCGCGGCGGCGTCGCTGTCGCCGTCCTCCACCGTCCCCGCGAGGTTCCGAAGTGAGCTACTCGAAGTCCAAGGCCGCGCTCGGCATCGCTGGCCTGGTCGCCACGCTCGTCGCGGGCGCGGGCGTCATCTACGGCCGGGTCCGCGCGGTCGAGGTCCCGCACCCCGCGAGCTGGCCAGGCACCGCCCTCGTGTGCGCCGGCCCGGGGGTCGACCGCGTGGCGCTCGTCGACGCGCTCGAGCTGCTCGAGGAGCACCACCTCGCCCTGCGTCTGCTCCCCGTGGCGGAGCCGTGCATCACTCGCGACGGGGTGGTCGCGGTGGTCGTCGACCCCGCGCTGGACACCGAGGCCGGGCTCGGCGGCGGGATCGACCGCGACGCCGAGGTCCCCCGGATCACGTGGGGCGTCACCCACGTGGTCGCGGAGGGCGAGCGGATCCGGTCCGCGACCGTCCGCCTGCACCCCCGGCAGGACGTCCTGGGGGACACCCACGAGCTGCTGCACGCCCTCGGGTGGGAGCACCCCCGCAACCCGCCGACGGGCCACGTGATGCACCCGTCGTCACCCGGTCTGCGCGACTGGCGTGGGCTGCCGTAGCTCACCCGGGGTCGAGCACGAGCCTCAACACGCCGACCACCGCGGCAGCCCCAAAGGTGTACATCCACACCCACACGAAGACGCGGGCGGCGAGCAGGTAGTCGCCGCGCTGCACCGAGTCGCCCAGCTCGTGCAGGAACGCCAGCGCGGCCCCGGGAAGGCTGGCGATGAGGTCCAGCCACATCCAGCCCAGGTCAGCGACGGCTTCCACGATGCTCCTCAACGGGTCAGCGACGGCTTCCACGATGCTCCTCAACGCACACCCCCGCTGACTGCCTGTACCCCAGGAGAACTTGTCGCGCCTCGGCCGTTGGGCACAGTGCCCACACGCCGCGGGCACAGGCGATCTCCGGCGGCCACACCTCCGCGGAGTGCACGGCCGACCGTCACCTTTCCAACAGACCGTATTTGTTGAGCTTGTACAACTACGCCGGGTCCTCCTGGTCACCCGGGGCCTGTGCCCCGTTCGTGTGCCCCGAGAGCTCGATCACCTTCCCGCCCTCCGCAGGCGCCTCGAGGGTCAGCCCGGCCCGCGCCACGACGTCGCGGATTCGCTCCGCGGTCGGCCGCACGTAGTTCCGGAGCAGGACTGCGACCGAGTGGCCGGTCAGCTCGGCGACCGTCCGCGGGTCCGTCCGCTCGAGCAGCTCCTCGGCGACCAGGCGCCGGATCCCATGGCTGGTGAACGCCGGCACCCCCGCCGCCACGCACGCGGCCCGGAGCGCCTGGGAGAGCTGCGGCGTGTACTCGCGGGGCACGCCCTCGACCAGCGCCTCGGTGCCCGGGCGGTCGCCGGCGAGCCGACCGAGCAGCGCCCCGAGCTCGCGGAGGACGGGGAGCCGCCGCGGCAGGGCCTTGCCCCGCCTCGCCCGCCCCGGGTCCGCTCCCGACACCACCAGCACCCGCCCCGGCCGGTCCCAGGCGCCCACCCGCAGCGCGGCGATCTCCCCGATCCGCGCCCCGGTGAGGCCCTGCAGCTCGAGGAGCGACCGGTGGTAGCCGGGCACGTGCTGCAGCACCCGCACGAACTCGGCGCGCGTGGGCGTGCGGTGCGTCCCCGCGAACTCGTCGGGGCGCGCGGTCGCAGCAGTCAGCCTCCGCAGGTCGAGCGCCTGCGGGACGTGCCCACGGTCGGCCCCCCAGCGCAGGGCCGCTCGGAGGACGTCGACCCCGAGCCGGCAGGTGCGGGCCGCGATCCCCGAGGCCCGCCAGGCGGTGACCACGTCCTCGACGGCGACCCGCGTCAGCCGCGCGAGCCGAACGTCGCCCAGGTCCTCGTGCCAGTACCCGGCGGCCTGGCGGTACGAGATGAGCGACCGGTCGGCGATCTGTCCGCCGGCGTGGCGCGACTCCTGGTGAGCGACCCACGCCTGCAGCAGGTCACTGAGGACGGCCACGGGGGCGCGGGCGGCGACCCTTCGGGGCGGGCCACGCCGCAGGGCCTCGGCCACGAGGAGCGGGACCTCCGCCGCCGTCGCCCAGCCCGCCCACACCGTCGTCCGCGGGCTCCCCGTCCGGGCCCGCCAGTAGCGGCGGCCGTCGTCCCTCGTGCCGCGCTCCGCCATCGGAGTCGCCGTCACGTCGCCCACGATCACCCGATCCGGATCCCGCCGTCGTCCCATAGCCGAGCGCCTCCAACCACGATCCCCAAGGTGCCACGATCGCGCGCGCGCCGTCCGGCTGCCGCGCCTCCGGAGGCCTCGCGCGACGCACCGCCTCCTCGCTCCGGCCCAGGACGCTGGCCACCTCCTCCGCCGACACGGGAGTCGACGGAGCGGCGCACAACGCGGCCCGGGCGGCGAGGCGGAGGAAGTCGGCGCTCATGCGTCTGCTCGAGCAGCTGTCGACGCGTCGCGCACCCCTCGAGGTGACACGTCGCCCAGGACCTCCACCGACCCGTCGCTCGGCGCCGACGCGTCGACCACCCCTCGAGGTGACACGTCGCGCGAGTACTCCTGCGACCTGTCGTCCCCACCAGGTAGGGACGCGTCCCCGTCGGCCGCGCGCGACTCGAACACCGACCACGCCCGCCCGATCCCTCCGCTGCCTGGGAACAGGTCGTCGAGCTGGTCACCGGGCCGCGCGCCCAGCAACTCGAAGAGCCAGTCCGCGAACGCCGCCGGCTTCGCCCCGACCACCCGAGCCGGATCCGAGGTCCGGGGGCGCGCGTGGTGGACCAGCGCGTCGCTCCTGCAGGAGGGCGACCCGTCGTCGACCTGTCGCCCGCCGGCGAACACGACGGGCTCCCAGCTCGCGAGCGGCCAGGCCGATCGGGTGGGTCGAGGTCCGCGGGTCCAGCTCGCCACCCGCACGTCGAGGCCGAGCTCGGCGCACAGGCCGAGCACGAGCTGCAGGCCCGGCCGGGCGCTCGTGGACAGCGCCCACCCGTCGTAGGTCGCCAGCCGCTCGAGCAGCGCGCGGTGGTCGACCTCGCCCGCGAAGTCGGGGTGATCGGCGTAGTAGCGACGGGAGAGGCCCGGGTACGGCGGGTCGGCGTAGGCCAGGCGTAGCGGGGTCGCCGCTCGAGCCCGGCGACCGATCTGGCGGGCGAACCGCCAGGCGCTCTGCCGGCAGCGCTTGCCGCAGTACACCGCGTCCGACCGCTGATCGGCCAGCGCGGACGTGCACCACCGGCACCGGGCGCTCACGCGCCGTCCTCCCAGAGCTCGGGGTACGACTCGAACACGCTCCACCAGCACACCTCGAGCTCGTCGCCCGACCGCACCCGCAGGTGTTCGAGGCCGAGCTCGACCGGCTCGTCGCGGCCCGGCACCACCAGGCGGAGCCCCATCTCCCTGCGCCAGGGGTGGCTGAGGTCCAGGTTGTCGATCCGGACCTTCGCGCCGTCGATCGGCTTGGGCTCAGCCATGGCGCACGTCGTCGTAGTTGGTGACGCCCCACCCGGGCCCGCGCATCTGCACGATGCACCGGCTTGCGCCGTGGCTCCACGGGAACGCGCACCGCTCACCGACGGGCCACCCGGTCTCCTCCGCCCAGGCCGCCGGTGCGTCGACGCACAGGGACGCCCGGCCGCGCTGCTCCCGCAGCCGAGCGCGGCGGAGGCCGAGCCACCGTCGAACGAGGTCAGTCTCGCCGCAGCTGACGCGATCGCGCACCTGCTCGAGCAGGTACTCGACGAAGTAGGTCCCCTCGTCGGGGTCTGCCAGCTCGCGCGCGAGCTCGTGGCACTCCAGGTGCACGCGCAGCGTGTCCCAGCCGCCGTCGCTTAGGCGGCCGATCCGGTCGTGGACCGTGCCGACGCAGATCGGCTCCCGGCACCCGTCGCAGGTGTGCCGCTTCCGTGCCCGCACTCGGCTCGGGTTCCACAGGGTGGCGCGCTCACTCACGGTGGCCTCCCGCCTTGAGCACGTCGACCAGTTCCAGCCTCGTGGCGCCGTGCAGGTAGAGCGGGTGGCGCGGCTGCCCGCTCTTCGTCGTCCCGAGGCACCACAGGCGTCGCGGGAACGGGCTCAGACCGCCGCCAGATGATGCGAGCAGGTTGTAGACGTGCACCACCCGGCGGGGCCACCGCACCCCATGCGCTCCCCATCCGACGATGATCGTCCTGGCCTCGCGCGCGGCGGCCAGCATGTGTGCGTCGGCGACCTCGTCCGACGGCTCGTCGGTCACGACGCGGAGGAGCCCTCGGGGGTCGGTGGTGCGCAGGCTGTGCAGGTTGCAGACCGCGACCCGGCCGAAGCCCTCGCGCCGCGAGAAGTGCATCACCCGCCGGATCGTCGGGTCGTCGTCGCGTTCGTCGGCCGTGCTCGGGTTGAGCATGACCCACAGCACCAGCGGGCCCGGGGTGCCGAGGTCTCGGTCGAGGCGGTACCGACGGGCGCGGTTCGTCGACAGGATGGCGGTCGGCTCATGCATCGCGCACCGTCCTGTTCCTCTCCTCGAGCACGTCGAGCCCGGCCGCGAGAACGAACGCGCCACCGAACTGCGGGGCCCGCTTCGCGAGCGCGCCCGCCAGCTCGACCACCACCCCCACGAACTCCGACGGGGGACGCGTCGCCGCCACCGCCCGGATCGCCTTCCGGTACTCGGTCAGCCGCTCGTCGTACTGGTCGCCGAGGAGCTTCCGCACGTCGCGCCGCGCCGCCTGCCACTTCAGGGCCACCTCGAGCACGTCAGCCAAGGGACACCCCCCGCGGCTCCGGTGGCGGCTCCACCGCCACCACCTGCTCCAGCGTCCGGAGCTGCCGGCGCCCGGCTGCCGTGGGCCGCAGCCGCCACGCCCCGACCAGCTCCAGCCACCCCCGCTCCTCGATGCACTCCTCGACCACCTCGGCGAGCTGGCGCCGCGTCCAGCCGAGCAGCGCCCGGATCCCCTCCCGAGTCGGCCGGCCGTCGAAGTCGCGCAGCGTGGCGACCGCGACCACCAGGCGCCGCGCGTCCCCCTCCGGATCCGCGCGGGTCTGCCCATCACGGCTGACCACCAGGTGCCGCCCGCAGCGCACAAGCTCGACGTGGTCGCGGGTGTCGGCGATCGCTCGCTCGGCCCGGCGAGCCCGACGCCACGACAGACCCAGGTCGCGCAGCGTCGCGCCCGTCCTCGCGGCGCGGAGCGCCTCGATCGCCACCTCCCTGGGCCGGCGTCCGGCCGGGCCTCGACTGCCGGACCACGTCCGCAGCCAGCCCTCCGAGACGAGGGTGGCGTGGCACACCGCGCGACGCCCGGTCAGGCCCTCGGCGGCGCTGTACGCCTCGTCCTGCGTCTCGTGGCTCGAGACCAGGGCCACGCCGCGACCCCGGTTCGTGCGCCACACCTGCCACGGCCGCGGCGGGGTCACTCCTCCGCCCCGTCGGTGTCGGCGCCCATGTCGAGCTCGCGGAGCCGGGCGGGCACGTCGAGCCAGTCGAACCGCGTCTCGGTGTTGCCGCGCACCCACACCACGAGCAGGGTGTCGGAGAAGTCGGAGGTGGGGCGAGCGCCGGGCCCCTCCCACTTCGGCCGGGGGACGACCTTCACCACCCAGGCCGGCCGGTGCTCGGACCACCACGGCAGCCGCGGCTCGGTGCCGAGGAGCGTCTCCCGCAGCAGCAGCGCGACGATCGGGGCCCGCTCGAGGCAGCGCTCGACGAACCGGAGCACGGTGTCGATGACGTACGGGGGGTTCCCGAGGCACAACTCCCACTGCTGTTCGCCCTGCTGCCCGCGGCGGGGAGGGATCGGGTCGAGCCAGTCACCGACGATCGCCCGCTCCTCCCGGCGCAGCTCGGCGCGGAGGCCCGGCGCCTCCGGGTTCACGTCGCACCGGTCGACGATCGCCTGAGGCAGCAGCGCCCGCACGGCGCGGACCCAGGCCCCCCCGCCGACCGACGGCTCGACCACCGTCGCGTCGTCCGGGATCCCGAGGTCGTCGAGGAGGTACGACAGGCAGGCGATCGCCGTCCCCTCGGGGGTGTAGTAGGCGTCGAAGGGCGCCCGATCGGCGTCGGGCAGCGGCGGGGCCTCGTCAGGGGGCGCCGGCGGCGCCGTCACGGTGGGCAGGGTGGCGGCGAGGTGCCGGATCTTCGCTGCCTCCACCACCTCCAGACGCTCCTCAGCGCCCAGGCCCAGATCCCACGTCCGCGTCTCCTCGAGCGTGAGCTCCGGCGTCGTGGCGTGCCAGCGGCGGTGCACGAAGTCCCCGTGGCGCCGCACGCCGTACGCCACGTGCGCCTGGTGCCGTGCGTCGAGCAGGTACGGCACGCGCTCGCCGGTCCGCCCCCGCGGGCTGCCAGACACCCACACCCGCACCTGGTGGTAATAGCCCAGCCCGGGCTCGCCCTCCCCCGCGAGGGGCGGCAGCTGCGCGCCCTCCTCAGGCACGATCGCCACCAGCTCGAAGGCCTCGAACGGGCCATGGAAGTGGCCATCCGATCGGACCCACTGGCGGCCGCGCCAGCTCAGCAGGTGCTTGCGACCGAGCTTGCGGCGCTCCTCCGGCGTGGACCGGGACAGCGCCATGAGGTCGCTGGTGGGGAGCTGGTGGGGGAGCAGGTCCGGCGGCTCCCAGACGGTGATCACGGTCACGTCGTCGGCCCTGGGCACGGCCGACGAGGGGAGGATCGCCGTCTCCAGGCGCGCCTCCGTCACCACCTCGGCGTCCGCGGAGCTGCGGTCGTCGAGGTCCTCGTCCCCGTCCTGCCCTTCCTCGGCGACCTCGTCGCCGGCGACGCCCGCGATCCCCGTCTCGAAGCTGCCGTCCGCGATCCGGCGGTCCATGTCGGCTTCCCACCGGTCGATGTCCTCGCGATCGTCGCCCTCCTCCTCGAGCGCCTCCGCCTCCGCGCCCACCACCGGCGTGACCACCGGAGCGGCCTTGGAGCGCTCCGACACCACGAACGGCCATCCGCCCTGGTCCACCTGGGCGCGCCACGCGAGGTCCGCCTGGTACCGCTTCCACTCCTCGAGCGTCAGCGTCGGGATCCCGAAGCCTTCGAGTTCGTAGGCGGCACGGTCGTGAGCTGGCGGCGGGTGCACCCCCTGGGTGATCCGCACGGAGTACCGAGGGTCCAGCACGAAGCGGCTGCCGAGGTCGATCGCGACGTGCGCGCCCCAGAGCCAGTGCTCGCGATCCTTGGGGCGCGACGTGCCCGGGGACCATTCGGCCGCCGGCACCAGGAGCGTCAGGTGGGCCTGCTGGTACGGGCCGTACACGAGCCCGGCCGTGTTGAGCCACGCCCGACCGCGCCAGCGCACGACCAGGTGCGGCGGGATCACGATCGGTTGTTCCTCCGACCCGCGGTCCGATCGGATGCCGACGCGCAGCGCCTCGCCGGCGCTCACCACGGGCAACCGGAGATCGTCCGGGTCGTGCCAGGCCTGCGTGATGCCCAGCATCAGACCCACCCGCGGCGGCTCCTCCTCGACCGCCGCCACCACGGGCGTTGACTCCGCCTCCGTCTCCTCGGCCGCCGCCTTCTGGCGCCCGATCCGCGACGTGTCGATCACCCGCCCGTCGCGCCCCCGCCGCTCCGCACTGGCCACGGCGCCAGTCTCCTCGGCGAGCTCGCGGCGGATCGACCCCACGAACGAGTGGTGAACCCGGCACCGCTGCCCGATCGCCCGGTCCGACCAGGTCGACCACTCCGGATCCGCGAGCAGGAGCCGAACCGCGCGGCGCTTGTCGGCGGCGCTGCGCTGCAGTCCGTGGGCCGCGTTCGCGCCGGCGGCTTCGAGGATGGCGGCCCGCTCGTCGCCCTCTTCGACGACCGCGTCGATCTGCAGCCGGCTGGCCCGTCGGTGCGCCTCGAGGCGGTGCCACCCGTCCACCACCCGGTGCACGCCCTCGGCGTCCACGAGCACGCGGATCGGCGGCAGCGGCTCCTCGTCGAGGATCGCGTCGAGGTACTCGACCACCACGCGCTCCTGCAGGCTGTCGCGCGCCTGCACGCCGGAGATCTGGCGCGGCCCGGCGCTCGGATCCCCGTCCACCCAGAGCTGGGTCAGGTCGATCCGGGTCACCACCGCCGCCCTCGCGATCGCGCTGCTGAGGCCGGTCACCAGGCACCTCCCCGAGCCACGAGGGCCCGCTCGCGCTGGTCGGAGCGCCAGCCGTCCATCGCGACGCCGATCGCCGCGAGCCGCGCCTCCGAGAGCTCCTCGCGCAGGAGGTCGCGCTCCCGGCGCAGCTCCTCGAGCTCCACCGGCCGCCAGGCGTGGCGGGCCTGGAGGTCGCGCCCGCGGCGCTGCTCGATCGTGCGCGGGTCCTCGGCCAGGCGCCGCGCCTCCGCGAGGCACAGGAGCCGGAACGCTTCGGTGCCCCGGCCGATCAGGTACCCGAGGTCGGGGTTCGTCTGGGCGCGGTCGAGGAGGTAGGTGACCACCTCGCGGTGCGCGCGCTGGGTGAGCTCGTCCATCACGGTCTCCAGGGGTGCAGCCGCAGCGCCTCGAGGCACGTGCGGACGGTCAGCAGGGGGTGGGCGTCGGCGCGGACGCCGCCGCGCCAGGCGGTCTTCCCGGTCTCCGCCGGGGTGGGCTTCGCGGGGTCGCCGAAGGCCACTCCGCGCTTGGAGGCGCGCACGTCCACGTCCCTGTGCACGGCGTCGCCCGTGCCGGTGTCGCGGATGAGCACCTCGTGGAGGAGCCGCGGCCGGGTGCCGTCCTCGAGCAGGTGTTCGACGCGTACCCGGATCACGGCCACACCGTGCCGAGGGCAGCGTCGAGGTGCGCCCGGGCCGCGGCCCGGTGCTCGAACGCCTGCGCCAGGGCCTGCACGGAGTCGGCGGGCTGGGTGGCGTCGTCGAGCAGGCAGGCGAGCAGCGACCGCGCGTCGCTGAGCTGGTCGATCAGGTCGAGCAGCTCGACGCGCACCGCGGCGACCGCGGCCTGCCGATCGGTGGTGCCCTCCTCGAGCGCCCGCAGGACCTGCAGCGTCTCCACGTTCCGGCGCCCGGCGGTCACGACGCCCCCCGGCGCAGCGGAGCGCGGACCAGGAACGGGGCGGCGCCCTGGGCCAGCACCTCGGCGGAGGCTCGATCCTGGCCGACCATCGCGGGGTCGGCGAGGTAGGCGCCGCCCAGGCCGGCCGCCACGATGATGCTGCCGAGGTGCCCGCCGCCGCACAACCAAAGGTCGCCGGCGTGGACGTACACCTGTTCGTCGCCCTCCTCGTCCCCCTGGGCGGCAGTCGTCAGGATCTCCACGCCCTCGAGACAGTCCGGGCACCCAAGGGAAGCCTCGAGCCACCGATGCCCAGCCGGCGTCGGAGTGATGGTCACGGACTCGACCGCCGGGTGCTGCGCCACGTCGCGCGCCAGGGCCAGGAGCTGTTCGGGAGTCCAGCCCGCTTCGACGTCGCGCGCCAGGGCCTGAATCTGTTCTGGGCTCCAGTGCGGGCGGTCGCTGCGCAGGTCGTGGTTCGGGTCGTCGCGACGCGCGAGGAGATCCTCGAGCTCGTGAAGGCGGGCGGCGGGCACCTGGTAGGCGCCGCCGTCGAGGACGGGTTCGGCGTGGACGACGATCGCACGGCTGGCGTGCACGATCTGGTCGGTGAGGGTCACGGGTCTCTCCGGGTGAGGGCGGCGGC